GGATTCCATTATACCCACGGTTCAAAACTTTCATCAAACATACTGTTTTACATCAGTGTTTTCATGGTGGCATTTTTTCATAGAGGGATTGACATCTTCAACACCGTCATGATCTTGATCACCATGTCATTATTGTATTCGGAGTGGCTCGTTTCTAAATCTCAACTCTTGTGTCACGGAATGGTGTCTTCTCTATTATTCGTTCCAGTTCTTTCAATTCATATGTGGGATCAGGTCGCATATCAATTGGGTTGCATGATATTGTGCTTCATTTCACATTTCACCTCGGAAGATATTATTGTTGAGCATCTTGAACATGAATAATTTTATCAGGGTACTATAAAATGTCCAGAGCTTCTAATAACGCAGAAGCTAAATTTTTTATGATGTTCCTCGCCGGTGTCTGTGTTATAGGAGTACCGCTTACTATTTTATCTATATATGCTTTTCCAAAGCCTAATAAAAAGAAAGACTCAGAGTAATCCTTTATACGTTCCAGCAATGTAGTAGACTTGTTTAAAACCAAGTTCAGTTAATTTCTCTGCCGCAAATCTGGCCCTTTGCCCAGTGTTGCAGTAGACGAGTAATCCACTTTTGGGAAGTTCAGAGGTTGTCTTTTCGTTGATCTTATCCACTGGAATGTGTAAAGCTCTGGGATAGTGCCCAGCTCTATATTCAACAGCTGTACGAACATCAATGACTTTCTTTATTTTACCCTCTTTGATGAGTCTCTTGGCTTCGGAGGCGGACACGAGATTTTGTCCCATGTAGGTGTATGCTAGGGCGGCAGTGAGACCACCGGCGATAAGAAGGGGTATCATTTGTGATGAGTATAGATTTTATTTAACCCACACCTGAACAAAACCTTCTCTCACATTTTTGAAACCACATTCGTTTAATTTGGTATACACTTTATTGTAATCCACATCACCAGGTCTATCTGTTTCAAAAATAATTTTTTTTATTGGATCCATATCTTCAATGTGGTCAATAAGTTCCGGTAAACAACCTTCACAATCTGCGACTATTGTGTTAAATGTTATGTCATATTTGCGTTGTAAATTGTCATATGTCACATTTTCAAGATTACACTCAACATCTTCACAAGATTCTGTATATGTTCCATAACCTTCATCTGAATGTATTCTCTTTTTGTTTGACCCAACAGTACCAACAAAAATCTGTGCATCCCCGTAACCACAATTATTTAGATTATGTGTGAGAGCTTGTGTGATATTTGTATCGGGATCAACAATTACACAATCTTTTGGGTCAGATATCTTATCCAAGATAATTGCACTGACGGTACCATACCTGGCACCCAATTCAAGAACTTTATCATTTTTACTGATGTACTTGGAGGCGATCTTTTGCTCTTCAACTTCAAGTTCTTTATGTGATACGACGTTTCCATTTTCATCTGTAAAAATACGTTCTCTGGTGGTGTTTAATAGTATGTATATACACACTAAAAGTAAGACTAAGAATACAATCATCTACTATACTATTTGATTATTTTATACCAATCATCATACATCCCAATTCCATGGATCACACCACCTACGAGAAGTCCGCGGATGAAAGGATTCTTGAAATAAGCTAACGCGAGTAAACTCGTGAGCCAATGGTGTAAGTGTAGAGTTTTACCAAATACTTTGATTTGATTCAACTTGGAGGGACAATGCGGTCTACATGTATTTTATACATCAGGAATGATACTAATACACCGACAGCAAATATCATTTATATAAAGATAGCGGACATTTATTGTACAGAATGAACCGAAAGACTACCGATGTGTCCACTCGTCTCTCTCCTGATGAGCTTGCTGAGCGTTCAATGGCTGCCCGTGTAGAGGCGACTAACAAAGCCATGCAGGGTGAGAAGGTCCGCTACAAGTCTTCCAGTGACCCGGAGAGGTTTCTAAAGTTCTTGGAGCATCGTCTCACCATTTGGGAAGAACTCAAGGATAAGACTTTTCACGGAAAGAGAATGTATGAAAAGACAAATGAAATTATCAACTCACTTAAATAATATCACGTTAACGTAACGTATGTATAAAACTACATATGACAAATCTGAATGTCAAACCGGTATAGTTCACATAGGATATGGAGCATTCCATAGAGCCCATCAGGCTGTATACATAGATGATTATATGGAAAAGACTGGGGATCTTCGTTGGGGTATAGTTGCCGTCAATCTGAGAAATGAAGGTTTCAGGGAGATTGATGACTATATTGTGAAGACTCCGTCTTCGTATAGAATGGTTCGTTCCCATCTTGATTATATAGATTGGACTAAGAACCGAACAATTGCTAAGTATATGTTGGCCCTACCAAGTGTTCATCTGGTGACGATAACTGTGACGGAGAGTGGGTACGCACCCGGATCACCCCTATTTGAATACCTTGCATGTGGTCTCAGAAATAGAAAGACACCTATAACCGTGTTGTGCTGTGACAATATTCGTCAAAATGGTCATGCCCTTGAGGCGCAGTTTTTGGCATATCTCTATCAAACAAATCAATATGAAATGGCAGATTGGGTCAGAGAGAATGTGAAGTTTCCATCTTGTATGGTTGATAGGATCACTCCACGTTCACATGATGCATTACGATACGAAGTTGAAAAACTTTTCCCGGGTTTTGGTCAAACTGCTGTACAAACTGAGGACTTTACACAATGGGTCATAGAAGACAATTTTGCTTCAGACTTTCCGGATTTGACACAAGTTGGTGTAACTGTGACACAAGATTTAGAACCTTACGAGGAGACCAAGATCAGAATTTTGAATGGTGGTCACACATCCCTCGCCTATCTAGGTGTTCTATCTGGTTACAAAACGTTTGATCAAGTTATGAACAATGAGGCGCATCGCAAACATTTCAAACAACTTCAAAAAGAAGAGATCATTCCATCAATTGTTATGGAGCTTCCTTTTGACATTGATGAGTATGTTGAAACGGTTGAGGAGAGATTCTCAAACTCTACTAATGTTGATGACTTGGAGAGGATATGTATGGACGGTTTTACCAAGTTTCATACATTTATAGTTCCATCACTTCGTGTATGTTTAGAACAGGGAAAACGACCCATCCACACATATAGAAGTATTGCGGCGTGGTACATATATGCTAGGAAATTTGCTAAAGGGTGTAAGAAGATCAAGTATACAGAACCAAACTGGTTATTGCTTGAACCCCTGTTGCGTGACGGTGCTGTTGATGCTTTCGTTTCTAACGAGAGACTTTGGGGAGATATTCCTAAAACATATATTACATTCTCCAGAGATCTAAAAACTATTCTAATGTCACAAACCTATGAACAGGAGATTGATTTACTCGTAGACGAATAATTATATAAAGTTTTGGAATGACTTATATCAAGGATAATGTTTGTCATCAAACCATTATGCATAATTAAACCTCATATATCACAACCCAAAAAAACAAATAAAAGATTTAAGATTTACTCAACGGCGTATAACAATGTTGACCCTTATCGTGAAACTTCTCTGCGATACATGGGATATGCAAATGAATTAGGTGAAGCTTTTACTTCCTACTTACCAGATTGGGGTTTACCCGCATCATATTGTGTGGCGGCTTCGTATGTCATGTTTGACACGATTGATAAGGGACAAAAAGCATATGAAGCTGCTGATGAGGGTGAAAAGATTCAAGATGCAGCTAGGATTTCTTCTGAAACCCTAACATGGCAGCTACTCGCGTCTGTTTTTTGGCCAGGTTCAATCATTAGGGTGATCGTAAATCTGTCAGCCAATATGATAGTGAATAGACATTTAGATGATAGTCGTTTCTTCCATTTTTTACCTACACTTGTGGGTATCATGGCTATCCCCCTAATTGTAAAACCAATTGATACAACTGTAGATAAACTTATGGAAAAATCTATTTCTAAAGTGATTCGTGGTGAAATCAACACACCCGAAGATGCAGGTGCAGCGTTTACAACTGCCATGGGGTCTTTTAGTGTTCCACCAATCATGTATCTTTTTGCAGCTTTCATTAAAAAACTAAAAACCTAATTTACTGTACAAAGTTTATTGTTAACCTTTCAGGTACTCCATGTTGTTCTATGTGCTCTCTCAACTGCCCCATAGCTTCCTCGGCTGAGAGAGTCTCATCTTCGTTTTCGTTGTCCGTTCTAGACCACTCTTCATGCAATTCCTGAAGAAACTCGTTCAGACCTGGGTAAGCACGCTCCTCTTCTTGATCAATCCACTCTTGTGGTTGCCCGGGAGTGGTAGGTACATATATAGGAGGTCCGTCTCTCGCCGGGTCGTAGTCGGTAATCCAAAGTGGGTCATTTTGATCAAGAAGAAATCGGGGTGGTTTCACTCTATCACGTAACTCCTTAATGGTGTTACACATCTCCACATAATCACCTTCTGGAATGCGATCGGCATTCTTGTCAACCAAATCAATCAACTTGTGAAAGAGATCCATTTTGTTTTGATTTTTACATAAACATAAACAACTTAGGTTACATATCATTGAAATCCTGTCCAATCATATGTAATTTTAAAAATTACTGAGTGTGTATAAAATTAGTTACCGAAAGCGACACCGGCCATGCCATTCTTCACACGGAGAACGTTATAGTTGACCGCGTATACGCGAGCAGATTTTGTGCTATCGGCCGAAGTTACGTTATTAAGAACCAACTTAGCGTTATCGATACGAGAGAAGTTGAGGGAACCAGATGGCTGAGTCTTGGCTAATTCTAGACAGAATGGCCATGTGTAAACTGTATCTTCGTCAAGTGTACCATCACCGATCGCTGTGCAGTGCATTTCTGGGACAACGTCGTGGTGATAGACGTTGGACATATTTTCAAACAAAGCGGTTCCATTGATGTAAAGAGATGCAGTTCCGAAAGTATAGTGATCATCCCAAGCGGTACTACCCTGATCACCTGCAACCAAGTGAATGGCCTTCACTGGGTGGTTAAAGTAGGTAAGATCAAATTCGGTGTCGGCTTGACTACCTGGTTGATATTGAGTTTGAGTAATCAACAATTCATGTTCATTGTCAGTGAAGAACTTACGCTCATCGGTGTCCAAATAGATGTAGTTGGCGTAAATCTTTGGTGTGACAGTAGAGGAATATTGATCTTGCAATTTGATGCGCAATTCTACCTCGTGATACTGAAGAGCCACCAATGGGAGGGACTTGGTCCAATCTTCACCAAAGAAGAAAGGGATGACAAAGTGATCACCCTTTGAATTGTTTTGAGCAGTCTCTACGGTATAAGCCATAGCCGCTTTTGCCGAATTGGTATTATAAAGTGCTTTGTGAACACCCTGAATGAAAAGTGAATCAAGCTCGGCGACCTTTTGACCGCCAACCCATAACTGGAAAGTAGTTGGTTGAGATGCAGTTCCATCAAACATGGAATTGTTGCCACCAGGTGTCGCGATACCCTCGGCTTCAATCCACACATAGCTCAAAAGATCACCCTTGGAACGAAGTGGAACAACAATTTCATTGGAAGCACCAAAAGTGCCTATGTAATCTAGGCGTTCTGGGCGCATGGAAAAGTTGGTATGGCGCTTATAGTTTTGACGGAAAAAACTGACCTGAGGTTGGCCAGTGATGTACACATCCTGAGCACCTTTAGAAACAAGGTCAATCAAAGCAGCTGACATTTTTACTAATAAAGTATATTAAAATTTTCAGCCGTTAGTTACACAACCCAGATATGGTCGTCTTTCAAGCACTCACATGGGAGGCTAGAGACGGCGAAGATGAACACTTGATTAGCATCTTCGGTAAGACCGAGGATGGGAAGTCTGTCTGTGTCACGACGGCTTTCACACCCTACTTTTTTATTAAACTCCCAGCTGGTATTGATTCCCAAAAGGTTCAGAGAATTTACAATATCCTCAGTGATAAATGTAGAGACTCCCTTATTGCCTATTCATTGATGAAGTCCAAAGATGTTTGGGGATTTCAAAACAATGAGGAGTTTGCATTTATGAAAATTAACTTTAAGGATTTACAAGCTCGCCGACTTGTAGATTCATTCTTAAGAAAGCCTCTTGACAGGACCCCCGAACTGTTTGAACTTTTTGGTGTGAGGAATGTCAAGGTGTACGAATCCAATCTAGATCCAGTACTTCGTCTGATGCATCGTACTGGTATTCAATCCACTGGTTGGTTGGACAGTGGTGAGAAGTGTGTCCGATCTCATCTCGCGAATGTGGATATTGATCTTTTTTGCAATGATTGGACGACTCTCAAACCAGTTGCTAGGGATGACATTGCTCCATTTGTAGTGGCTTCGGTGGATATTGAGTGTAATAGCTCCACGGGTAAGTTTCCTGATGCAAACATCCCCGGTGACGCTTGTTTCCAAATTGCAATCTCTCTGTGCAAATTTGGCTCTGATGAACCCTATGATAAGACTTGCCTCTGTTATAAACAAACTGATCCAAATCTAGAGGGTTGTGATATTCGTAGCTATGCAACTGAGAGGGAAATGCTTGAGGCGTTCCAGAAGTATCTACATGCTAAGGATGTAGACATCATTACTGGATGGAACATCTTCGGTTTTGATATGGAGTATATCTATAAACGTGCACAGATTAACAAGTGTCACTATGACTTTTACAACTTGGGAAAGCTGAAAGATACCGATTCTGAGCTTGTGATTAAGAAACTCTCATCAAGCGCTCTAGGTGATAATCTTTTGAAGCTTCTTCCGATGAGTGGTCGGTTTATTTTTGATTTGTTCCATGAAGTTAAGAAGGGCTACAAACTGGATAGTTACAAACTGGACAGTGTTTCAAAGCTCTACCTTGGAGATCAAAAGATTGACATGGCACCCAAAGAGATGTTTGCTCGCTACAAAGAGGAAGATCCTGTCAAGTTGAGAGAAGTTGCTGAGTATTGTATTAAGGATACTCTCCTTCCACACCGCCTCATGAAAAAGCTTTGTACCCTACTAAACTTGGTTGAGATGGCAAAGGCAACGTGGGTTCCGGTACCATTCCTTGTGGAGCGTGGACAGCAAATTAAGGTCTTTTCCCAGTTGACCAAGAAGGCAAGGGAGCTCGGCTTCATGGTGCCAACCATTCGTTATGGAGCTATCCCCGAAGAACCCTATGAGGGTGCTACTGTACTTGAGGCGCAAAAAGGTGCTTACTATACACCAATTACAGCCCTAGATTTTGAGTCTCTATACCCATCTATCATGATGGCCCACAACCTCTGTTATTCTTCGTATGTGATGGACGAAAAGAAGTATGGAAACGTACCTGGGATTGAATACGAGACTTTCAAGATTGGTGATCGCACATACAAATTTGCTCAAGATGTACCTAGTCTCTTGCCTGCCATTCTTTTGGAACTCAAGCAGTTCCGAAAACAGGCTAAGCGAGACATGGCTGCGGCCACAGGCTTCATGAAAGAGGTATACAATGGAAAACAGCTCGCCTATAAAATCAGTATGAACTCGGTTTACGGCTTCACCGGTGCTGGTAAGGGTATTCTTCCGTGTGTTCCTATCGCTTCTACTACAACTTCTAAGGGTCGTTCAATGATTGAGGAAACTAAGAACTATGTGGAGAAACACTTCCCCGGATCAAAGGTAAGGTATGGTGATTCTGTCACACCCGATACACCCCTCCTAATTCGGATGAATGGTGAAGTTAAGACACAAAGAATTGATTCACTCGTAGATCTCTATGAAATTAGAGATGATGGTAAAGAAATTGCCGAGATTAACGCCGAAGTATGGACGGAAGATGGTTTCACACCGATTAAACAAATTGTCCGACACAAAACGACAAAGAATATTCATCGTGTTTTGACCCACACAGGTGTGGTTGACGTGACTGAAGATCACAGTCTTCTCCTAAAAAACAAAGATATGATCAAACCTTCTGAAGTAACACTCGGAACTGAACTTCTACATGGCAATTGTTTGGATGCGTTTAAAATCCATGATACCGAAATCACTACAAATGAAGCTAAGGTTATGGGATTTTTCTTCGGTGATGGATCATGTGGTCACTATGATGGTAAGTATACGTGGGCTCTCAATAATTCTAATATGGAATACCTTGAAGAAATGAAGCGATTATGTCCGTTTGAAACGACTATCTATGACACGATTAAGAGTAGTGGTGTCTACAAATTGAATGCAGTCGGTGATGTAAAGAGTGTATCGGTAAAGTATCGCTCCCTGTTTTACAATGAGCACAAAGAGAAGATTGTACCCGCATGTATTTTGTCTGCCCCCACTAATGTTGTGAAGTCCTTTTGGGATGGATACTACATGGCTGACGGTGATAAGGATGTTCATGGTTATACCCGAATGGACATCAAGGGTAAAGAGGGTTCTATGGGTATGTATATAATTGGTAGAAGACTTGGATACAACGTATCTATCAACACTCGCACAGATAAACCAGATGTTTTTAGACAGACATGGACAACATCTTCTCAGAGAAAGAATCCAATTGC